GGGTGTTGAATACACTTGGAATGCTGGTAGTAGAAAAGGTAAGAGAGATTTAGGTGTTATAGCACAAGAAACAGAAAAGGTAATACCTGAAATAGTTCATGAACACGAAATGCCTTTATTAGACGACTCAGGTAAAAAATATAAAACGGTTGATTATGAAAAACTAACTGCATTATTAATAGAAAGTGTTAAAGAACAACAAAAACAAATCGAGGAATTAAAATCTGAAATTAAGGAGTTGAAAGATGGCAGTTCCAAGTAGTGGTGAAATTAAATTAAGTGGTATATGGAATGAATTTGATAATAGTGATTATACCGATAGTGGTCATGGTTCTGATGAAAATATTTCATTAAAGGAACTTTCAACTGGCATTGTAGATACTATTAATACTCAAAATGCTTCATCAGATAGACCAGATGGTTCTGCTCCACATAGTATGAGTGAGTTTTATGCTTACGACCACGATTATTCAAGTACAGTTTTTAGTCCTTTAAATCTTATAGCTGATTTCACAATGACTACGAATATAAATACTACTCTTATTTCTGGTTTAAAAACATTTACAGTAAATAATGGTACTGGTGGATTTAGTAATACGCTTGTAGATACTAACTCTAATACATTTGGAACATTAGCAAGATCAATCAGTTCTACCGGAGATCCTGGTACAGGCGGATCTAATAATAGTGCTACTGGCTGGGTAACTCAAGGAACTACTTCTAGTCTCGTTGTCTCTTGGAATGCAAGTCATATTTTTTATGTAAGATATAAGTTTCAAGGCCACAGTGGAGCGGCTAGTGATGTTGCTCGTAATACATTTACAGTAAATGGTGTGAGTGATTCGGTAGATATTACTAAGGTTTCTAATGATCCAGGTAGGTCTGATATTAGACTTAAAACTAATATTGAAAGAATTGGGTATAGTGATATGAATATACCAATTTATTTATTCAACTATAAAGAAGATTTAAACACTACTTATAAAGGAGTAATGGCTCAAGATTTATTAGAGCTGGGATTTAAAGATAGTGTAAAATTAGATTATGATGGGTATTATAGTGTTGATTATAATTCTATAGATGTAGATATGGAGAGAGTATAATGGCAAAATATAGAGTAGTTAAACAAATGATTACTGGATCAGCTACTATTGCAGCTCATAAAAATAATCGTGTTTTTGTAGCACAATTAAGTGGTAGTAGTGATAAATTATGGGAATTTGATAATGCATCTGATGCTTATATGAAAATGTATCAATTATCAGGTTCGGATAGTACAAAAAGATTATATAAAGTTGTAGAAATTTAAAAAAAAATTGTATTTGAGTATATTAAATTATACTTATTAGAGTAAATAAATAATATTAACAAGGAGTTACAATTATGTCAGAAATTAAATTTACAGAAGATGAACTTAAAAACTTACAAGAGTTAAGTCAAGGTTATCAATCAATGCAAGCAGCATTTGGACAACTTAGAGTTCAGAAAATAATGTTAGAGCAGCAAAAAGATGCTATGGAAGAAGCTGAAACTAAATTAGAAGCTGATTATATCGACAATCAACAAAAAGAGCGTGACTTAGTAAAAGAACTTAGTGACAAATATGGTCCAGGTTCCTTAGATCCAGAAACAGGAGTATTTACACCAACTGAAGCACCTGCTGAAGAGGCTGTAGAAGAATCTAAGTAAAAATTAAAAAATAAATTCCTCAGTAATTGTATTTGGGAATTTTAAGTTATATTTATATATAACCAAAATTTTATTTAATTTAACTTAGGAGAAATCTAATGTCAGAAAGAATTGTTAGTCCTGGCGTCTTTACAAGAGAACGGGACTTATCTTTCTTACCGATAGGAATAGGAGAAATTGGAGCAGCTATAATAGGACCAACTATGTCGGGTCCTTCATTTGTTCCAACAGTAGTTACTAGTTTTTCAGACTTCGAAACGAAGTTTGGTAGCTATTCTACAGACTTTTATACACCATATGCGGTAAAGGAATATTTTAAAGGAAATGCATCATCAGTAACAATAGTTAAAGTTGGGTATATCGGTGGATATAAAGCTTCTACTTTTAATGTTGTTTCAAATGGACACGTTGCTGGTACTTTTGCACCATCAGCTGCAAATAATAGTGGGGTAGGAACTATCGGAGGCGTGTTGGCTGCAAGTCCTCAGGCAGACGGTTTTACTTTATCATTAATTGGTGGTGGTATAGCTAATGTTACTGCTAGTTTAGGTTCAATAGCGCTACATACTGGTGCTGCTGGAACTGATTTACTACATCAATCTTCACCTGCAAATGCTCATGTACCTAAAGTTGGTGCTTTAGCTAATCCTGGATATCTCTATAAAGATTTCTCCAGAAATCATTTCCCAATACCATATTTTGGAGCAGATGATGCAACTGTATCTATAGAACCACAAACTGACGGTTTAGATTTTCAATCAGGTACTGAAACAGTAAATTCTACAACTTATGCGGTTTCTATTAATGGTAATAAAGACGCATCAGTTTCTAGAACGCCTGATATAATAGCTCAAGATGATACTCCACTATTTAAAATATATAATAGAATAGATGGTGCTGAAGGAAATATGCAATATGCTGTTATTTCTGATATAACAAGACCTCTGAACTCAAACTCAAGTCCTGAATATGCTCAGTTCTCTCTTTCTATATATAAATTAACAGGTGGTAAAGGTAATTTATTAGAAACATTTGGTAGGTTGAATTTAGATCCTACTTCTCCTAATTATATTGCTAAAGTTATTGGTGATCAATTTCAAACTGTATCAACTGCTGGTGAGGTAATAACGCATGGTGACTATACAAATCAATCAAACTATATCAGAATAGGTGATTATAATGAAGATACCTTTAAAGGTAATAAAAATCTACAACCAATGGGATATGCAAAAGTTCATGAACCAATTGTAGCTACTGCTGTAGTACCACCTGCGGTTACTCAAAGTATACAGGCTAAAGATGGTACTTTAACTGTATATAATCCAAATGTACCTTATGGTTGGAAAGTTGATGAAAACTATTTTGTACCAGATAGTGGATCTTATGTTAACTTAAACTATATGTCTCCTATACCAGCTGCTGCAAATAATGGTGCCAATACAGATTTCAAACTAACGAATATGAAAGGATTTGGTGATACTGTTACAGCTGCTGATCAATTAGCTGCTTATTCTGGATTTGTAACAGCGTCTGCTAATTTATCAGTAACCTCTCCAAAGGTTCAGTTGAAGTTTGCTATTCCTTTCCAATGGGGTTTTGATGGTAAGAATCCTGGTATTACATATAATACTGGTGGTGATATAACTGCTACTAATGTAATGGGATTTGATTGTAGTGCTTCAACTAAAAGTGGTTCAGTTGCTTATAAGAGAGCTATAGATACTATAAGTAATCCAGATGAGATTGATATCAATATGTTAGTAACTCCTGGTATTATCCATTCATTACATCCTGGTGTAACAAATCATGCGATAGATAAGATAGAAGCTAGAGCTGATGCTTTCTACGTTATGGATTCTGCACAATGGGATGATAATGTTAATACTGCTGTTAGTAATGTACAAACATTAGATACAAACTATGTAGCTACATACTTTCCGTGGGTTAAAATGGACGATCCTTCAACAGGAACTGGCGTATGGGTGCCGCCATCAGTAGTAATTCCAGGTGTGATTGCTTTCACAGATAGTGTTGCTCACGAATGGTTTGCTCCTGCTGGATTAAATCGTGGTGGTTTAACTTCGGTTAGAATGGCTAAAAAGAAACTTACTCATACAGACAGAGATACTCTTTATGAGGGTAGAGTCAATCCAATTGCAACCTTTCCTGGTCAAGGAGTTGTTGTATTTGGTCAAAAGACACTACAAGCAAAACCATCTGCTCTTGATAGAATCAATGTTCGTAGATTGCTAATTAGATTGAAGAAGTTTATTGCTTCCTCAAGCAGATACTTAGTATTTGAACAGAATGATTCTTCTACAAGAAGTAGATTCTTAAATATAGTTAATCCGTTCTTAGAATCAGTTCAATCCAACAGCGGTTTGAGTGCATTCAAAGTAGTGATGGACGATTCCAACAATACACCTGATGTTATCGACAGAAATCAGATGGTTGGTCAAATCTTCATTCAACCTACAAGAACAGCAGAGTTCATTATTTTGGATTTCTCAGTACTCCCAACGGGTGCTGCTTTTCCAGAGTAATTAACATTTTACTTATAACAAAAGCCTCAACTTCGGTTGGGGCTTTTTTTTAACCTATAAAACTATAAAAAAACTATGAATAATTTGGTTAAACTTCTGTAACGATTTTTTAATTTGTTTATATTTATATATGAGAATTAAAATACTAATAGGAGAACTGTAATGCCAGATTTAATAGATCCTTCCGAAATTATGTTCACACCCTTTGAACCAAAGGTTAAGAACAGATTTATTATGTACATAGAAGGGATTCCTGCATACTTAATAAAAACAGCTGCAAGACCAGCGATTACTTTTGAAGAAATAGAATTAAATCATATCAATGTAAAGAGATATGTAAAAGGAAAAGGATCTTGGGATACATTAGAGATAACGCTTTATGATCCGATAGTACCATCAGGTGCTCAAGCCGTTATGGAATGGGTAAGATTACATAAAGAATCTGTAACCGGTAGGGATGGATACTCAGACTTTTATAAGAAAGATATCACATTTAATGTTTTAGGACCAGTTGGTGATAAGGTTGAAGAATGGACACTAAAAGGTGCTATGATTCAA